ATAGAACATTAACTTCGGTAGCAATAGTCTATATCTAGAATTACAAGATATAGATGGTTGAGGAAAGATAGTCATAGCTATCACCCTTGGGGAAACTATAAAAAAAATAAATAACAAAAAAGATTAGAAAAAAAACCTTCAAAACAATTTAAAAAAGTTTACTTTATCGTGTTTATTTGTGTTGTAATGTGTATAGGGTGATTAACACCTACAAGGGAGAAACCATGAAAGATGTATTTGTAAATATTCGCATGACACAAGAGCTTAAAGAACAATTAGAGGCTATTGCAGAAAAGGAAGAACGGTCATTATCAAAGCAAATTTTGGTTTATATTAAATCGGGCATTAGTAAAAAAGAACGTAAACCAAAAGCTGAAGTTAATAAAATCGATTTTGATGAATTTTGGCAAGCATACCCAAAAAAAATAAGTAAGCCGTTAGCAGTTACTGCATATGCAAAAGTTATGCAACACCATGAAAAAATCATTGAAGCCCTTAAATGGCAACGCGTTTGCGAGCAATGGACTAAAGATGGCGGACAATTTATACCTAATCCTGCTACATACCTTAATCAACAAAAATGGCTAGACGAGCAACCATTGCCTACACCTGTATACGAAACCCCATATCAAAAGTCTATGCGTAAACGAGTAGAAGAAATAAGCCCAAACATTGCACGAAAAGTCGGCACTACATATAACCCTAACTTTGTTGACGAGGTTAAAGATGCCATTACCGACCAAAGCAATTGATAGATTATTCCAGCGTTTAATGCTGACATACGGCAACGAATGGACAATGAAGTTTGAGGGCATAGACATGAATGGTGTTAAATCAATGTGGGCGCACGAACTTTCATCATTTGCGGACAACCTTAAAATTCTTGGCTGGGCTTTGGAAAACTTGCCAGCAAAATGCCCCAATGTTATAGAATTTAAAAACTTATGTAGGCAAGCACCGAAGCCTGATACAAAGATGCTAGACGTTGACAAAGCGCCCACACACATCGTAGATGCACAAATTGCGGAGATGGTGCGCGTAGTAACAGAGCAAACAAACCCAAATGACAGCAAGCGTGATTACAAAGCCTGGGCGAAGAAGTTAAAGTCTCGGCACGATGCGGGCGAGAAGCTAGAAATATTTCAAGTACGCTCGTATAAGGTTGCCTTGGGCATAACGGAGAAATACTAATGGATAAAAAACAAGTAGGCGGTACACATTACAAATCAGATATTGAATGCTGGGATTACATCATCGCAAACAACATTGACTACCTGGAAGGCTCGGCAATAAAGTACATCACGCGACACAAGAAAAAAGGTGGGCGTGCGGACATACTGAAGGCGATTCATTATCTTGAGAAAATACTTGAGGTTCAGTATGAGGGTGAATCATGAAAGAAAAAGTTTACTTTGACATTGTTCATAAGCGAATCGTATGTAGGGAATGCAGTACGCAAGAGTGTGTCAATTTCCCGATAAATGCAAAGCTACTGCAAGCCCAGTTCGATTTATTTGCGCGTGACCACATGGGGTGCGTGCGTAACTTGTACAGGCCACTTGCGGATTGATTACAATGATTTTTCAGATAACCCAAGAGCATATACAGCAGGAAAGTCTTGCGTACACAAGCGTAGGTTCTTGGTGTTATCTATCACCGCAGTCACAGGTATGGCACATAAGACCCACAAAAGATGAAGTGTTAATCATAAAACAACTATTGGAACACCCATAAAAAAGCCATATAATCTAGCAAAAGGATAAAACATGAAAATAGAACAACGAAAAACACAAGAATTAATACCTTATGTAAACAATGCTCGCACACACTCTGACGAGCAAATTGCACAAATTGCTGCAAGCATTAAGGAATTTGGTTGGACTAACCCAATACTATTAGACGGCACAAACGGCATCATAGCGGGTCATGGCAGGATTATGGCGGCACGTAAGCTAGGTATGGACACTGTGCCTTGCATAGAGCTATCACACCTAAGCGACAAACAAAAGAAAGCCTATATCCTTGCGGACAACCGTTTGGCTATGAATAGTGGCTGGGACGAAAATATGCTGCGTTTTGAGTTATCAGATATAGGTGAATCAGGTTTTAATCTAGATTTAATTGGTTTTGACATTGAGTATCTATCAAAACTTTTTGATGAGTCAAAAGGTATAAAAATAGATGATGTTATTAATACTGAAATTATTGATAAATTAATTGTAAAATTTAAGCCAGATGATCGGATTGAAGTCATCAACGCAGTGTCAAACGCACTAAAGAGAATTGAAGGTGCGAGTGTGTGGGCTGATGAGTAAATTTAATGGTGTAAAAACAAACAATGCAAAAATAAGAGCAAAGTGTGACATAAGAGAGTATGTCATGTCTCAAATAGACAGACAATCAGTTTTAGATATTTTTTGTGGTACTGGTGAAATGTATAATTCAGTGTGGCATAAAGCAATGAATTATCAGGGCATCGACAAGGTAAAATTTTTTGACTGTAGAAATACGTTGTGCGGTGATGCTGATAAGTTAATCCGCCGTGTTGATCTAACTCGTTTTAATATTTTTGATATTGATTCTTATGGTTCACCTTACGAAATACTTGATTACTTAACGCAAACAATTCGACCATCTGGCGATGTTGCGTTTGTCATTACTGACGGTATAAGTATTGATCTAAGATTAGGCAGAGTGTGCAAGGGAATTCGTAACCTTGTAGGTATTGAAAACCACGTACTTAAACGAGCGAGCAAAATGCATGACGATATTATTAATATAATAGCAATTGAGGTTTCAAAAAGGTTAAAAATGCGTATCAGTTCAATACGCATTGCAAAAGGCAAGACAGGAGCATCAATGAGGTATTGGTCTATAACCCTGACCCATGATGCTGTGTGACTCGCAAAGGGTTTTTATAACCATCAGGTAAATATTGTTGCAAATCTTGTTTTATGTAATGAGCAATACCTAATGTTTCGCACAAATCTATAACTCTGTGTGTGTAGTCTTTCCAATCTATTGTTTGTGTCATTGGTAGATAATTAATACGACCAATTTTAAACAAATCTACAAATGCATACGTTTCCTTAATAATTTTAATACTTTCATCAACGTTAATTGTTGGTTCAATGCTAACCCACGTAAATATTCCTGCTTCTTTAAATTTTTTAATCGCATTAATCCTATCTGCTGGTAATGCTGCGTCACGCTCCCACTTTTTAGAAAACACGTCATCAAGAGAAGTTAATGTTGTAGCGAATGCGTCCCTGTCACTGCGAAACAGGTTTAGATCACGTAATGATCGTGTCCCTCCCTTTGTCAGCGTACAAAACCCCATGTCATGATCTTTAAGCACACGAATGGTTCTTGCTGTCGGTTCTGTGTCGCCTAAGTGATATGGGTCTGATGTAAAACTAAGCATAACCTGCTCGGTTATACCTGCTAATTGGTATTTTTTGGCATCACGTAACAGACCTGCCTCATAACCTACTCTTAGAAATGCTCCAGAATCAAACTCTTTTCTGTCCATACGGATAACTTGCGGGACATAACAATACACACATTTATGACCACAACCGCGATATATATTTGTAGATAATGTCGCATACTCACCCGCCTGACCCTTTGGAGCGTATATGTAATTACAACCACTAATGCTAATGCCGTCACTGTTTATCATTTTTTTTTCCTATTATGTTAAGTTTTATACATATTCTTTAATGTCATTCCATTTACCATTTTCCTTATACGCAACGAGAATGTCGTTACGTTCTATTGTTAAGATAGTCCATTGAAAGCACTGCGACTTAGTCGCAATAGACTTCGCACGTGAAAGTGATGATGCTTCAACAAGATTGCCATTTCTTGTCGAGCCAACATTTTGCTTCTCTGTAATTAAGTATGTGTTCATTTTGCTTCCTCTTTGTTGTTAGCTAAACTGCTAACTGTGTAAACAATATAACACACTATTTACAATTTAATAAAAATATTTACATTTATATTTGTGATAAAGTTAAGATACGGAAATAATAAATTTTACATAGGTGTCAAATGGCTAAGAACGGTAGGCAAGGTGAAGGGGGCGGTAGACCACTAGTAGTGTTTGATGAAAAGCAAATCAACCAAGTGGAATCACTTGCAGCAGTGCTAAACAAGTCACAGATGGCGGATTATTTCAGCATAGGCGAAACCACACTTAGAGAAATTGAGCTAAGACAACCTGAAGTTTACGATGCTTATAAAAGAGGTAGAGCAAAAGCTATTGGAAATGTAGCTAAAAACCTTATTTCACAAGCGCAAGCAGGTAATGTATCAGCAGCCATCTTTTATTTAAAGACGCAAGCTGGGTGGAAGGAAACACAGGTTAACGAAATAACTGGAGCTGACGGGCAACCGTTAATAGTCAAATGGGGGCAGTAAGAGAGATAATTATTCCGTACCAACCGCGACCGCCTCAGGTTGAGATGCATAACGCTGCGGACAAGCACCGTTTCACAGTAGTAGTCGCTCATCGGCGTATGGGCAAAACCGTGAGCGCAATTAATGAGTTAATTAAAGCTTCAATCAATTGTGAGCTAGAACGCCCGAGAATGGCATACATTGCGCCCACTTACGGTCAAGCTAAACGAGTGGCTTGGGACTACTTACTACACTACACACGACCACTTGGTGCTGTGGCTAACATTGCCGAGCTACGGGTAGACTTTTGGGACAGGCGCATACAGTTGTATGGCTCAGATAACCCAGATTCATTGCGCGGACAGTATTTTGATCTTGTAGTCCTAGATGAGATAGCAGATCAGAACCCAAAGATATGGAACGAGATTGTCAGACCTGCTCTAGCCGACCGTAAAGGTAAGGCTATATTTATCGGCACACCTAAAGGGGCTAACCACTTTAAAGAACTGCGTGATAGAGCTGAAGTTGAACCTGAATGGGCTTTACTAGAGTTCAAGGCAAGTGAAACAGGCATACTAGATACAGAAGAGCTAGAAGCGGCTAAGCGTGAGATGGGTGATGATAAGTACAACCAAGAATTTGAATGTTCATTTAACGCAGCGATAGAGGGCAGTTACTATGGCAAGATCATGAATGACCTAGAACAGCAGGGTAGGTTGAAAGAAATCGTGCGCGATGACCTATGCAGAACATACACTGCGTGGGACTTAGGCATGGGTGATTCAACCGCTATTTGGGTTGTTCAGGTATCTGGGCAAGAATACAGATTCATGGACTTTATCGAGAACTGCGGCGTAGGGCTTGATTGGTATGTGCGTGAACTAAAAGAGCGAGGCTGGCATAAAGCTGAACACATCTTGCCACATGACGTGCAAGTAAGAGAGTTAGGGACAGGGCGAAGCAGGCTAGAAGTGTTACAAGAGGCTGGGTTATCTTGCACCGTTGCGCCACGACTTGGCATAGACGATGGTATACAAGCATTGCGTAGGCTATTGCCAAACTGTTGGTTTAATATGCCAAAAGTCCAGCAAGGTGTAGAATGTCTTAGGAATTACAGACGCGAGTATGACGAGAAGCGTAATATATTCTATGATAAGCCATTGCATGACTGGTCATCTCACGGGGCTGATTCTGCTAGATATTTTGCAGTAGGAGTGTTTGATGTCAGTTCTTGGTCGAAACCGTTGAAAATTAACACAGGTTGGGTCGTATAATGTGGTTACAACAGCAAGGCAATAAACTAGATCAATCCATATTAGACCGCTTAATAGAAAGAATAGAGAAGCTAGAGGAAAAGATTAAACTGTTAGAACGCAAGCGTATCAATCAAAAGGATACAAAGAATGTCATCTGAAATGAAACTTAAAGCGATTATTGATTCAGAAATTGATAACGCGATTGGGTATCTTGAAAGCGAAACGACGCTAGACCGAGCTAAGGCTCTTGAGTTTTATCTGCGCCAGCCGTATGGTAATGAAGTTGAAGGGCGGTCACAAGTAGTAACGGGCGAGGTTGCTGAGTCAATTGATGGCGCATTGCCAAGTTTAGTGCGCGTGTTTACACAATCAGATGATATTGTGCGCTTTGAACCAAGAGGCCCAGGCGATGAAGAGGGCGCTAAACAAGCAACAGAATATGCAAACTGGGTGTTCTATGCACAGAATTCAGGATTCACAATACTGCACGACTGGTTCAAAGATGCTTTGATGCAAAAGGTTGGCGTCATCAAAGCGTACTGGGACACAAAGGTAGACGTTACAAAAGAGACCTATGAAAATTTGACTGACGATGAACTGATGCTTTTATTGTCAGAAGATTCGCTAGATGTTGTTGAGCAAGACACTACAGAGATTGAGGGCCAAGTTGACGAAATGGGTCAACCTATGATGTTTAGATCACACAACATTGTCGTAAGTAAAAAAACAAGCCGAGGCTCAGTTAAGATTGAAAACGTGCCTCCAGAGGAATTTCTTATAAGTAAGCGTGCAAGAAATATTGAAGATTCGCCATTTATTGCACACAGGAAATTGCTTCCACGTTCGGATTTAATAGCAATGGGTTTTGACCCTGAAGTCGTTGAGAGACTATCGGCTTTTGACGAACTTAGTTTTACATCGGAACGATTGGCTCGATATTCACGCGGTGAACAACCGTTTCAGCAGGCAAGTATTGACAGAGCGATGCAAGAAATTGAAGTATACGAATGTTATATAAAAGCCGATATTGATGACGATGGCATAGCAGAATTGCGCCAAGTATTTTATGCTGGTTCAGACATACTAAGTGATATCGAAACGGACTATGTGCCTTTTCATTCACTATGCCCAATACCCGTACCGCACAAGTTTTTCGGTGAGTCTATGGCTGATCGCACGATGGACATTCAGCTAATCAAATCAACAGTTGTGCGCCAAATGTTAGACAACTTATATCTAAGCAACAACGGGCGAATGGGTGTGGTAGAAGGTCAAGTTAATCTTGACGACATGCTTTCGGTAACGCCCGGCGGTGTGATTCGCATGAAGAATCCAAACGCTATTGTGCCAATTGTTGTTCCACAGGTTGCTGGTCAAGCGTTCCCGATGCTAGAGTATTTAGACAATCAGCAAAGTAAGCGAACAGGTATTTCTGAGGCACAGCAAGGGTTAAATCCCGATGTGTTGCAAAACGTTACCGCAGCAGCGGTAGCAGCAGCCTCACAAGCAGCGGGTGGCAAGATAGAGTTAATCGCTCGTATATTTGCCGAGACTGGTGTCAAGAGTTTATTCGCTGGCATCTTACAACTAGTTTGTAAGTATCAGGACAAGCCAACCATTATTCGGTTACGCGGGAAATACGTTCCTATTGACCCAAGATTGTGGTCGAACCAGTATGATCTATCAATAAACGTTGGCCTTGGCACAGGCAACAGGCAAGAACAGATGGCGATGTTGCAGATGGTTTTATCTAAGCAAGAAACAATTATCCAACAATACGGGCCAAGCAACCCACTTTGTTCAGTTGGGCAGTACCGTTCAACTTTGGGTAGATTTATAGAAGCAGCAGGGTTCACGGACTCAGCAGAATTCTTTAAAGAGGTGACGCCAGAGGTAGACGCACAGTTAGCACAGCCACAAGAGCCTAAGCAAGACCCAGCAATGCAAGCGTTACTGCAACAGGCGCAAGCACAATTGCAAATTGCACAACAAAAAGCGGTTGCTGATATTGAAGCAAGGCAAATGAAAGCACAGGCTGATATTCAGTTAGAGCGCGAAAAGGCGACGGTTGATATTCAGATACAGCGCGAGAAGTTGGCAGCAGAGTTACAAATGCAACGTGAAAAGTACGCGCTTGAGTTACAATTTAGACAGCAAGAATTACAGGCTGAGATTGCTCTTAAACAAATTAAACTAGGTGCTGACATAACCAGCGATGTGAGGATACCGGGGTGAGTGGAAATCAACAATTAGATTCGCAATTAATGGCGTCGTTGCAATCAAGCATGCAACAGCCTATGCAACAACCTTTGCAACCGATGCAACAATCAATGCAACCGATGCAACAATTTGGACAGCAACAAAGCGCATACAACCCGTTCGATGCTATTGCCCAGATGCAACGTCAACCGATGCAACAACCAGTGATGAATCCATTTTTTGGTGGTCAAATACCCATGAACTTTGGTTTACCTGAGGCATCACGTATACCCGCAGACTTCCAATCTGCGTTGAAAAACTTTGAACGTGGAACTCCTCCTCCTCCTCCTCCTCCTGTTGATAATTCCATGGGTACAATTTTTGATTCTGGAAATTTGATCGGTGGAAATTTTAACGGTGGGAATAACAATTAATGGACAAGGCGCAATTGTCAATCAATTTACTGCGCGATGAGTTTTTCATGGGTGAAATGAAAGCGATTAAAGATAATTGTTTACAGCAAATTGTTAACAGTAACGAATCAGATGTAAATGTGCGTGAAGATTATTACCGACTACATAAACAGATAGATTTGGTCATATCCCACTTTCAATCTTTAGCGGATAGCAAGCAGATTGATAGCAAGAGATGGAAGATATTTTAAGAATTGCTGACTTATCAGCACACCGAGCCAAACGGATTTTTGGCAGTAGGGGTTTAAGATGAGCGAAAACATGACACCCGATTCGGGTAATGGTACGCTAACGGTAGATAGTGCCGCTGGTGCGATGCTTGGTTTAATGGGCGGTGATGACTCGCAAGAGCAACAGGTAGCCGAACATGAAAGCGAAGAGATTGTAACGGAGTCTGAGGTTCAAGAGTATGCAACCGATGACAGCGAAGAGGAAGAGGGCGAACAAGTTGAGCAACCAAAATATCGCGTCAGAGTTTCGGGCGAAGATATAGAGGTCACGCAAGACGAATTAGTCCGAGGATATCAACGCGAGGCAGACTACACAAAGAAAACCCAAGCACTTGCAGAAGCGCGTAAATCTCTGGATACGGAGAAAGCGGGCGTAGAGCAAGCAAAAGGATTGAGAGATACATACGCGCAACGTCTAGGAATGATTGAGCAGATGCTCACAAACCAAAACAAAGCCGAAAATCTTGATGAGTTAAAAGATATAGACCCGATTGGGTATGCTGTAAAAGTAGCAGAGCTGTCACAGCGCAAAGATCAATTGCAAGCCATTCAATTCGAACGTCAACGCATTGCCGAACAGCAACAAGCGGAACACAAAGAAATGATTGGCAAACATGTTGCGCTAGAGGCTGAGAAGTTATCTGCTTACATACCTGAATTTTTAGACCCTGAAAAAGGCGAAACAGTCCGCAAAGACATTCGTAGTTTTGCTAAGTCTATTGGGTGGACAGATCAAGAGTTGGCTAGTGTTTATGATTCTCGAGCTGTTATGACACTTTACAAAGCCATGCAGTACGACAAGTTAATAGCATCAAAACCGGGTATGCAAAAGAAAGTTTCTCAAGCACCCAAAATGCTAAAAGCAGGCGTTTCACAAGGCAAAGGGGCGTCAGAACAGAGTAAAGCAAACATGCAACAATTGCGACGCACAGGCAGGGTTGCCGATGCCGCTAATGTTTTCGAACAATTTATATAAGGATTTATCATGGCTACATTTACCGCACACACTGCCATTGGGCAACGTGAAGATTTAAGCGATGTTATTTATAACATTTCGCCAACCGAGACCCCACTCTTAAATACACTAGCGCGTAGCAAAGCTACTGCTGTATTCCATGAATGGCAGACTGATAGTTTAACTGCGGTTAACACTGCAAACGCAGCAGTAGAGGGCGCAGATGCATCGTCTGCTACTCTATCACCAACAGTTCGCTTAGGTAACTATTGCCAAATTGTGCAAAAGACCATTCAAGTCTCTGGCACGCTTGACTCGGTTAACAAAGCTGGTCGCAAGAGTGAAAAGGCTTACCAACTTGCCCGTGCTTCTAGCGAGTTAAAGCGTGACATCGAGGGCATTCTTTGCTCAAACCAAGCAAGCTCGGCAGGCTCTAGCACTGTTGCTCGCAAGCTAGGTTCAGTATTGGCTTGGCTTGACAGCAATACTTCGTTTGGTTCTGGCGGTGCTGACCCTACTACTATTGGTTCAACTACCCGCACAGATGGCACTGTTCGTGCGTTTACTGAAGCACTGTTAAAAACGGTTATTGCAAGCGTTTACACTAACGGTGGCATGCCTAAAGTGTTGATGGTTGGCGCAGCAGGTAAGCAGAAAGTATCAACCTTTGCTGGTATCGCTCAACAACGCTACATGGCACCAGCCGATGCACCAACGACTATCATTGGCGCAGCTGATATTTATTTGTCAGACTTCGGTTCTGTGTCTGTTGTACCTAACAGGTTCATGCGTGTGCGTGACGCTTTGGTGCTAGACCCTGAGTACGCAGCAGTTGCTTATTTGCGCCCATTCGCTACAAATGAATTGGCCAAGACTGGTGACAGCGACAAGACTCAGATTCTTGCTGAGTTAACGTTGGAAATGCGTAACGAAGCTGCACATGGTGGCGTGTTTGATTTGAACATGGCTCTTTAAACTGTAAAAGTGGGTGGGGGGAAACTCTCACCCTAATTAAACTATGAACAAAATATTAAACGTTGATGAATTTGCAGGTAGACACACCGTTGCCCATTCCGATGGAGATGGTGGTTTAATACTAGAAACAAAACAAGATGTTAGCCATATAATTGAGGCTAACAAATTAATGTTTAATCAAGTAAAATCACAAGATAAGTACGGCGATATGACGCATGTTGCTCGGTTGCCACTTACTGTGATTGATGACTTAAACCGCAAAGGTATTATGCGCGGGTTTGCTGTTATTAATGAACCTGAAATGAAACTGTTTTTGAATGACACTGATAATCGTTTCTTTAGAACAAGACCTGGTAGAGTTTAATCATATGGACATAATATGGGCATAACGAACTACACAGACTTACAGTCTACGATTGCAAGCTACCTTGCACGTTCTGATTTGACTGCTCAAATACCTGACTTTATACGATTAGCAGAAGTGCGCCTTAGACGTGATATACGGATACGGCAAATGCTAAATTCTTCGACCACCACGACTACTGGTGGAGATGACACAATATCGTTGCCGATTGATTTTTTAGAACTGCGTGATCTATTTGTTGTCACCAACCCAATACGTGATTTGAAATATTTATCACCTAGCATATTTTCTAGAAATGGGCGCGTAACCGAATCAGGTTTGCCTGTTTTTTATACTATCATTGCAAACGAGTTTAAGTTTGCACCAGCACCTGATGCTGAATACACGGTACGAATGTTGTATTACACATCTCCGAGCTATTTAACAGATACAAATCAAAGCAATGTTTTTCTTGCTTACTGTCCAGATTTATTACTATATGGAGCTTTAATTGAAGCTGAACCATATTTAATGAATGATGCCAGAATTCAACTGTGGGCTGGAATGTATGATCGTGGATTATCCTCACTAACAAGTGCCGATGATTCATCTGAGCATAGTGCTGTCCCGTTAACAATGACTTTATCCGCGAGGTAATTATGGCTGCAATGTCGAACTTCCTAGAAAACGCTTTAATCAATGCTACTCTGCGTAACACCACTTACACAAGCCCTGCTGTTGTGTACGTTGGTCTATACATTACTGACCCAACTGATGCCAACACTGGTACGCAAGTAACTGGTGGCTCTTATGCACGACAAGCAGCAACGTTTGGTGCGC